TATAAAGAATATGCAAGTGGTGAGATGGGTGATGGTGTTTATATGGCAAGTGGAAGTGTAGTATCAGATGAGTTTATAAGCAGATGTAAAAAAGCAGGATATGATACACATAAATTTAATATACCTGAGATAGCAGGGGATATTGAGGCAGATGTTTATGATAACAATGAACACTTATCAAGTAAATGGTATGAACCCCCTGAGCCTGATGAGGATGACGAAGATATATCAGAGGAAGAACAAGAAGAGGCGAACCATAAAGCAAGAGGAGATAGATAATGAGTAAAACAAATTGGGATACGTTAGAAACTAAAATATGGAGAGTTGTTTTGTTTAAAGAAAATGAAAAGGGCGAACAAAAGTTTTATGAATATGATGGAGACCATTCTTGGATAGCTGAACCTTTATATGATGTTGAACCTGAGTATTTATATGATATAAAAGAGGAGAATAAATAATGGCTAGTTTTTATTATGATGTTAAGAAATTAAAAAGAGTATGGAGTGAGGAAAGTTTAAAGGAGTGGGGCGATTATGTTGCAGAGTGTTTTAGAAGTGATGAGTTTTATAAAGATGGATGGGCAGATGCAACACTAGAAGACTTTAGTATTGAGGGATGTACTCTTAATATTAGATGGGGTATGGATGAAGAGGGTTATAAGCAAGAGTTTAATGAAACAATTGAGTATAACTTTGATGAATGGTTTGAAGAGTTTGATAAACATTTTCCTGAGAGAAAACCTAAACCAGTAGGGATTAAGTTTACTTATATGGATGATGAACCTGAGGAAGAGTACTCAGTATTTGGAACTAAAATATAGGAGGATAGATGCAGAAAAGAAAAAATAAGAAAGCTAAAAATTTTGGTATCACAGTAGTTTGGGAGTATGAAGATGGTACTTGGCACACAGAGATAATAGAAGAAGATGTTATGCCAAAAGATATAACACAAAATATAGTAAAATTTATAGAAGAATATAAAAATAACACAGGAGTATTTGATGATTAGATATAAAGTAATACTAACGCAGACAAGTATAGTTGATGCAGAAGATGAGCAAGAAGCAAAAGATAAGGTAGTAGATACGTTTGAGTTTGGGAACTTAGATGTGTACGCAGAAGAGTTACATCCTGATGATGTTAACCCTGATGATGATGAGCATATGAAACCAATGACTAAAGAAGAAGAGTATAGGAACGCAGATGTTCCAATGCCTAAGAAAAAATACTTCTATACTTATGAGGAGTACTCACAAGATTGTAGAAATTTTGAAATTGAAAGTGAGAAAAGATTAAGTAGAGGAGAGATAACAGACTTGGCTTGTGCAGTTGACTTAGTAGATGATGCAACATACGAAGAGGATGGGGCTGTTGTTAAGTTTACTGGTACAGAAATAGGAGATGATGTTCAAACAGAATATGGGGGAGATGATACTACTGATGAATAAATATAGGAAGAGATATAGAGTGTTAAAAGAATTTTTTGTATATGCAAAAGATGAATACGAGGCAGAAACAAAAGCAGAAGATAAGAAACTTGACTTACCTTGGAACTTAATAGATGTACAAGAAATGAAAGGGGAAGATGAAAAAGTATAGAGTGTGGAGACAAGAAGTAGTTATGTATCACAATGAAGTTGAGGCTAAGAATAAAACTGAGGCGTATGAGAAGGCTTTAGATTTAGACTTTGATGCTTGGCTGATGGGCGAGTGTGATAGATATGATAGTTGGAAAGATAGTTATGTTAGAAAAGATTTAACTGAGGTAGTAAAGAATGATAAGTAATATAAATAATATGCTTGTATGGGCAGGAGGTTTTGTAGATGGTGAAGGTTATATTCAATATAAAACTAAACCATATAAACGAATAAGAATGGAAGTTTGTAATACAGATTTTAAACCTATTGAATTATTAAAAGAAATATTTGGAGGTAAAATTTATTATAGAAAACCAAGAGTAACAAGCAAGGGAACATTATCTAAACCTCAAAAAATGTGGGTGGTTTTGAATGAGGAATGTTACGAAGTGTGTAAATCTATTATTCCTTTTCTTGTAACGTCTAAAAGAATTAAAACATCACAACAAATAATTAAACATTATTTAAAGGAGGAAACAAATGAAGTTGAGAAAAGTAATAAAGTTAATTGAGTTGATAGGTGAGAGCAAAGTACCTGAGGATATAGTAAAACATTTAGATAAAGAACAATACTCTGAAAGTAAAAGTGAGTTTATTAGTGTGGGTGATATGGATTTATACCATTATATTCGCAGTAATAAAAAAAGTGAGAGAAGAGTATGGGATGATTTGAATGAACAACAAGAAAAACTTGCTAAGATAAAAGATATAATGGAGGAGTAATGGCAAGAAGAATTAAACTAAAGAAACCTATTTATAATAGGACAAGTTTTTTAGATAAACAAGAGGTGGAATATTATAGGATGTATAAAAAAATGAAACTACAAAGAGAAATGATATATGATACTCACACAGCAGTAGGAATTTGTGAGGGATATATACCTGCAAAAACAGCAGAAGAAGAACTAAGAGCGTGGCAATACTTAATAGATACTGGAGTTTGTTGGCACTTGCAAGGATGGTTTGGAAGAACAGCAAAAGGTTTAATTGAGAGTGGTATGTGTAAAGAAAAAACAGTAAATTAATACTTGACTTTTCTTATTAATTATGATAAGATAATTTTTAACAAGGAGAATAAATGAGAACAATATTAATAATTTTAATATCAATAACTTTAATTGGGTGTTCAAGTATGCAAAACCCTAGATTGAGTTTAGGTAAAAAATGTTTAGATAAAGATGGTGATGTGGCTTATTCATATGTATGGTTATATGATAAGAACACAGGATTAAAACCAACTAAAGAACAATGCGAATAATATTATTAATAGTACTTGGAATGTTTGTGTTATCAGGATGTTCAAAACAAATGTCACCGAACCCTACACTTTCAATTGCTAAAGAGATATTAAAGCATCAATACAATAAAAAAATTAAGGAAGTAACTTATGAAAAAAAATGGTAAGAAAATAAACTATACTATATTTACATATAATTATTTCCTTAAACTATTTAGGAAAAATATAAAAAGAAAAAATAAAAAATCAAAGTTTGAGAATGAACTATTGATACAAGAAACTAGGAGGATATAAATGTACGTAAGTAAAACTAAGATTGAACATTACACTTACCCTTGGAAAAATGGTAGGAGAGGTAGTAATTTACAATTAGAAAATACACTTGATATAAATGAAAGTAATAATTTAAAACGATTGTTACCTTTAATAGATGAGTTTGAAGATACTATCTCACAACATTCAAGTACAACAATTGAATTAATTGTTAAAATTAAAGAAGATAAATAGGAGGATATAAATGTTTGGTAAAAAAGAAAATGTAAATGCTAATAGATATATAGTTATGTCAAAGCTAGATGGACAGACTACTTTCTATGCACAAAAAGGATTTGCAACAAGAGATGATGCAGATGCTTATGCTAAACTTATGATGAAGACAGAAGAATATGATAGAAATAAATATTATTTATTCGAGCAATCTGTTGCATATAGTTTAGGTGAAAAAGATGTAGTAAGAACTGAGGAAAGTTTTAGTACTAATGGTTGATACCTATTTAAAATCTATTCTTGATACAGTACAAGAGGCTAAGAAAACTAAAGGCTCTAATGACTTGGAAAGAATAATTAGTGAACAACAATTAAAGATAGAAAATCTTCAAGCAATTAGTGAGGTACATCAAAAACAAAATGGTCAACTACAAATAAGAATAAAAGAACTTGAGAAACAAATAGAAGATAAGAGAGTAGATGATGGAGGTTGGATTAATAAGGATAATGATTGATGCAATGTTAACACCTAAACAATATAAACTTTTTAAATTTTTAAAAGCGTATGCTAAACAAAATAATTTTATGCCTACATTTGATGATATGAGAAAGCATATGAGTCTTAAATCAAAGAGTGGTATTTTTAAACTTCTATTTTATATGGAGTGGAAAGGTTATATTAAACGTCACCCTGCTCATGCAAGGGCGATACAAATAATAAAGGAATATGAGAATGAGTAAGTTTTATTTAAAGAAAACCTATGTAACTATACATATGTGTATAGACGACTATCATCCTGATGTAAAGCATGAAGAAAAACTTAAAAATAAATTAAAGTTTACAGATAATGCTACAATATCATCTAAGGATGTTAAGGAAAGTAGAAATACAATTGAAGAAATAACAGAAAAAGAATATGAAAAAAAGATAGGTAAAGTAAAACAAACTTCTATAAAATTTTCAGATATTAAATGATACAGAATAGTAATACAATAAACTCTCAAATGGAGGGTCAGGGGCAAGGTTATTTCATAACACCTGAAGTTTTGTTATGGCGTAGTGTTATTGTTAGAGCAATGATGGATGCTATTGATATAGATATTCATGCATGGGGAATGAGTAGAAGAAGAATAGTAGAGGATGCAGATGCTTGGTTTAATACTAAAGATAGTTACTTTGTTGATGTTTGTTCTAATGCTAATATGTCACCTCATTTTGTTTGTAGAATATTTAAAAAAATAAAAGACGCAAATGTTAAGAAGTTATTTAAATTTAAAAACTTGAATAAATTTTTATTAGAATATATGTGTACATTCGAAAATGAAAGGTGAGATGAAATTAAATAACACTTCTAAATTTGATATTGATTTAAAGTATGGTCAAGTCAGAGAGAAAAGAGTAGCCGAATTGTTAAGTAATGATAAAGTAGAAATCAAAACTGAACGAAGTTGGTGGAGAAAAACAGGTAACATAGCAATTGAATATGAGTATAGAGGTAAACCTAGTGGCATTGATAAGACAGATGCTAAGTGGTGGTTTCATATTCTTGAACAACAGAAGAAAGAATATTGTATGTTAGTGTTTAGAGTAACAACTTTAAAAAAGATTGTTAAGAAGTATAAGAAGACACATACTAAAAACATAGGAGATTATAGGGCTAGTAAATGTGTAGTCATTCCAATTAAAGAAATCTTTAATGAGAGGTGCTATAGTTTATAAAAATTATGAGTAACAGAGAATTAATATCAGCGTATAAAGAACAGTTAAAAGATTTAACTGATGAGAAGCAAGACTTAATTAAATTGTCAGAAGACAAAGATGCAAGAATTAAGAAACTTTTAATTCAGTTAGAACAAGCTAACTCTGATGTAGAAAACTTAGGCAAAAGAGTAGCTGAGGTAGAAAAAAAAGCTAAGAAAAAAGATGATATAAAAAACACAATCAACAAAAAGATTGAAGAAGTCTTGAAAAAAGAAGAAGAAATAATTGTTGACAAGGAAGAATAATTGTGTTAATATCTCATCATAAAATAAATAAAAATATAAATAGAGGTAAAATATAAAATGGCAATAGTAGAAGGAACAGCATACTGGGCTTCAATCACGAGACCCAATGAAAAATTTGAACCAATGTGGAGAGTAGATGTAGCCTTATCTGATAAGGATGCAGAAGAGTTTAAGAGTAAAGGTGTTAATCTGAAAGAGTCTGTTATAGAAGACAAGTCGGTTAAGAACCTTGTAACTTTTAAACGTAAAGTCTCTAAAGCAAATGGAGATAGAAACTCTCAACCAACATTAGTTGATGCAGAGAAGAAACCATTAGATAAGATAGTAGGTAATGGTAGTAAAGTAAAGGTTATGTATAAATCATATGATTGGAATTATAAAGGTAAGACAGGTACAGGCTTAGATTTACAAGCAGTACAGGTTGTTGACCTTATTGAATATCAACCTAGAGAAGATTTTAATGTAGAAAAATCTGAAAATGGTGTTGACATCAAGGAAGATTTTTAGTATCATCAATCGAGAATGAATAATTTAGATAGTTCATTTTCTAACTCCGAGGGGGAGGCGATTAGTAGTGTGATTGCCTCTCCTTTTTTTATGCAATAACAAATAATGAGGGCGACAATGGAAACAAATAATAATGGGTTTATAAAATATCACCTGCCTTGTCCACTATGTTCTAGTAGTGATGCAGTTTCAATGAACAAGGATGGGTCAGCATATTGTTTTTCATGTCAAGAATATATAAAGGAATACAATATGGAAACACAAGAAATAGAAACAACAAAATCAAAAAATGAATATGAGGTAAAAGATTATCTCAAACAATCTAACTATGCAGAAATCATAGATAGAAATATAAAAGAACCTACTTGTAAAAGGTATGGTGTTACAGTTAAGATGGATAGTATTGGTAATATAACAAATCATTATTATCCTTATCACGATAAACAAGGTGCAAAGATTGCAACAAAAACTAGATATACAAAGTTAAAAGAATTTAGTTTACAAGGTAATACTAAAGTATCAGGTTTGTTTGGTGAACATCTATTCTCTAAAAATAAATATGTAATTATAACTGAGGGAGAGTTAGATTGTTTATCAGCTTATCAAATGTTTAAGACAGATAGATATGAAACTCCAGTAGTTAGTATTAAGAATGGTATTACTTCAGCAGTAAAAGATATTAAAGGAAGTTTAGATTGGTTAGAACAATTTGATAATGTCATAATAAATTTTGATAATGATGACCAAGGTCGTGAGGGTGCTTTGAAAGTAGCCGAATTATTTTCGCCTGGAAAATGTAAGATAATTCATTTACCTGAGGGATATAAAGATGCATCAGATTGTTTACAGAAAAACAAAATACAAATATATACTAAAGCATTTTGGGATGCAAAACTATATGCTCCTGATGGTATTATAAATGCTAATATATTATTTGATGAAATAACTAAACCAACTTTAAAATCATTTGTTCAATATCCGTTTGAAGGTATGAATAAAATTACTTATGGTATTAGACCATCAGAGTTAATTACATTTACAGCAGGTAGTGGCTTAGGTAAAACTCAAGTGATGAGAGAAGTAGTACATCATATGATTAAATCAACAGAAGATAATATTGGTTTGTTAATGTTAGAAGAAACACCAGTAATAACTTCTAAAGGTTTGATGAGTATTGAAGCAAATCAAAGATTACATTTACCTGATGTTCATGTAAGTAAAGAAGAGATGAAAACTTATTTTGATGCAACAGTAGGTACAGGTAGAGTATTTATGTTTGACCATTTTGGCTCAAACTCTATTGATAATATTGTATCAAGAGTTAGATACTTAGCTAAGGGATTAGATTGTAAGTATATTATAATTGACCACGTTAGTATTATAGTATCAGACCAAAGTCATGGAGATGAACGAAGAGCATTAGATGAAATTATGACTAGACTTAGAACACTTGTACAAGAGACAGGCGTTGCTATGATAGTTGTATCACACCTAAGAAGACCTGAGGGAAAAGGACACGAAGAGGGTGCTGCGACATCTCTATCACAATTAAGAGGCTCAGCAAGTATAGGACAATTATCTGATATGGTAATTGGTTTAGAGAGAGATGCTCAGAATGATGACCCTGATATTAGAAATACAACAAGAGTAAGAGTATTGAAGAATAGATTTGCAGGATTAACTGGTCCATGTTGTGACTTACGTTATGATGCTGATACAGGTAGGCTGAAAGAGGTTGAAGTAGATGAAATTTGATAAAGTAGTTTTTGATATAGAGACTACAATCAATGCAGATAAAATTTGGTGTATCATCTGTAAACATGATAAGACTTATTATCAATTTACAGATGGTAAAAACTTACATAGGTTTGAAGACTTTGCTAAACAGACTAAAGAATTTATTGGACATAATATAATAGGCTTTGATGTACCAGTAGTTAATAAGTTATTTGGTAAAGATTTATTTGCTAATTGTAAGATTACAGATACATTAGTTTTATCAAGATTGTTAAACCCAGTAATAGATGGTGGACACTCTCTTAAAAATTGGGGTACTAAACTAGGTCAAGCTAAGATAGAGTTTGAACAGTTTGATTATCTATCAGATGATATGTTAAAGTATTGTAGAAATGATGTTGAATTAACTGAAAGACTTTATAAATTCTTAATAAGAAAAGTTGTAGATTTTGGAGAGTCAGTACAATTAGAACATGATGTTGCTAGAATAATACAGGCTCAACACGATAAAGGATTTAAGTTAGATATAGTAAATGCTTATGGACTACAAGCTAAGTTCCAAGAAGATATGAATGACTTAACAACACAAGTTAGAAAAACTTTTCCACCATTAAAGATAGAAGAAGAGTTTATTCCCAAAGCAAATAATAAAGCTAGAGGTTACGTTAAAGGTGTACCTTTTACTAAAGTAAAATATAAAGAATTTAATTTAGGTTCAAGACAACAGATAGCAGAAAGATTAGTTATGCTTGGTTGGAAACCTAAAAAGAAAACAGACAAAGGACATATTATTGTAGATGAAAAAGTTTTATCTGAAATAAAAAATATTCCTGAGGCTAAATTAATTAACAGGTTTCTAATGCTTCAAAAAAGAATCGCCCAAGTTTCCTCCTGGATTGAAGCAGTTAGAGAAGACGGAAGAGTACATGGCAAAGTAATTACCAATGGTACAATTACAGGTAGGATGAGTCATCAATCGCCCAATATGGCTCAAGTACCTGCTGTGTACTCTCCTTATGGAAAAGAATGTAGGGGGTTATGGACAATAGATAAGGGCTATAAATTAGTAGGAGTGGATGCATCAGGCTTAGAGTTAAGGATGTTGGCTCACTACATGAACGATAAGGATTATATAAATGAAGTCATTAATGGAGATATACACACATCAAATCAAGTTGCTGCTGGTTTGGAATCAAGAGATGAGGCTAAAACTTTCATCTATGCTTTCATATATGGGGCAGGGAATAGAAAAATCGGCTCTATCATTGGAGGCTCGGAAAGAGATGGAGAAAGAATTAAAGAAAAATTTCTTAGAGCAACACCAAGTCTTAGACGCTTACGAGAAAAAGTGGAAAGAGTGGCTCAACGTAGATGGGTCAGAGGAATTGACCAAAGAAAAATAATTATAAGACATCCTCACGCAGCTTTAAATACTTTATTACAGGGTGCAGGTGCTTGTGTTATGAAAAAAGCGTTGACATTGCTAGAAGAATATGTTATAACTAAACGAATCAGAGCCTTTCCAGTTGTGAATGTTCATGATGAATTTCAATATGAAGTTCAAGCAGATAGAGCAGACGAGTTTGGAAGACTTGCAGTACAATCAATCAGAGATGCAGGAGATTTATTAAATGTTCGGTGTCCACTAAATGGAGAATATAAAATTGGAAACAACTGGTCAGAAACACACTAAAGATATTTCTACTTTAGCAACAGACATTAAACAGCTAATAGCAAATATATCAAAAGGTAAATCAGCAAACATCTCAGATAAACAAATGAATAAGTTTCTTGATAATATTAAAGAAGCGTTGTTAGCTTGGAATAATCCTGATAGAAAAAAACAAGGGATGTTAAGAATGTCAGTACTAGGTAAACCACCTAGACAGTTATGGTATGATAGGTTTAGTCCTAAAAAATATATGGCTGGTGATGATAGTCTTAATTTAAAATTTTTATATGGACATATATTAGAGCATTTAGTTTTATTCTTAGCTGAATTAGCAGGACATAAAATTGAAGACCAACAAAAGAAAGTTGAGATAGATGGTATTACTGGACATATAGATAGTAAAATAGATGGAGAGATATGTGATGTTAAATCAGCATCATCATTTAGTTTTAAGAAATTTAAATCAGGTGAGTTATTAGGTGATGACCCATTTGGTTATCATGCACAGATAGCAGGATATGAACAAGCAGAAGGTACAAAGAAAGGTGCTTTTCTTGTTATAGATAAAGTGTCAGGAGATATATGTTTGTATCAACCTGATGATTTAGCTAAACCTAATGCTAGTCATTTGATTAAAACTTTAAGAGATACATTAGAGAAGAAAGAACCACCTGAAGAAAAATGTTATCCATTAAGTAATACTAAAGCAGGTAATAAAGAATTAGCAATTGGTTGTCAATTTTGTAATCATAAGTTTGAGTGTTATAAAGATAGTAATAATGGTAAAGGTTTAAGAATATTTAAGTATGCTAATAAAAATGTATATTTAGCAGAAGTAAATAAACAACCTAATGTAGATGAGATAACATCTAAATTTAAAAACGAATTAAAAAACTATAATAAAAAATATGCCTGAAAAATCTTTTGAACCCTTACCTATTTATTGTACTATAAGACCTAGTTGGATTCATGGTTTAGGTTTGTTTGCTACAAGAGAAATTAAAAAAGATACTGAGTTAGGTATATCACATATAGAAGTTGAAGGTACTCTATATAGATTAGCACTAGGTAGCTTCATTAATCATTCTGAAAAATCTAATTGTGTCAGAGTATTAAAAGGAAATAAATGGTACTTACAAACAACTGAAGATATTTTTGAGAATCAAGAATTGACACTTACATATATGTTATATGAACCAAAATGAAATGTTTTTATTGTAAGGCAGAAGTAAGATGGAATAATGATTATGATACCGAAGACACTTACCCTGAATCAGAACATAAAATAGTTAGTATGTATCAATGTGACGAATGTAATTCTTGGTATGAAGTCTTTCATGAAAAAAAGGAAACTAAATGAATACAAAAAAAATGAGTAAGATAAGAAGAAAAGCAGAACAGTTTCTTGTTATATGGTTAAAAGGATTGTTAAATAAAGAAGAACAAGCTAAGGTAAATGTAAAAAATATATTTACATTGATGCCTCCTCAGACTCATTACTGGCAAGGTACTACATTAAAACTACAACCTTGGTCATACAAATGGATAGTACAAAAATTAAAAAGAAATCCTTTGTTGACATACGACCAATTGAATGATACACTTCAACCAACAGAAAAAGATTTAAGAAGACATAAGATGATTGAAGAAGGACCTATAAAAAATGACAAATAAAAATATGTTTAAAACTGTAGCTTATGATTCACTTGATAAACAAGTTGATGGTAGCCATTATAAGTCTTTTGCAATACAACCTGCAGAATTTATTAATGAAAATAAATTACAATTTGCAGAAGGTAATGCAATTAAATATATTTGTAGGCATCCTGCAAAAGGAAAAAGAAAAGATATTGAAAAGGCTATTCATTATCTTGAAATGATATTGGAGAGAGACTATGATTAATGAATCACAAATAACACAATTAGAAAAAAGAGCAAGAGGTTTTAGAAGAATTATATCTTCATTAAATGATTTACCTATGTATGGAATAAATCCTACAATAGATAAAATGTTATATGTAAAGATAGATGATTTGAAAGACCATTTAAAAAAGAAAATTCAAAGAAACAATGAGAAATTAAATGAGATACATACAGAAAGTATTGATAGTTTAATTGATGATAGTGATGGATAACAATGGTAAATAAAGTTTATGATATGGGTGGAAATCAAATTAATTCCACACCACCTATTTATAATTTAAGAATTTGTTTAGTCGGTTCAAATGATTTAGATATTAAAAACATTGAAACATTTGGTGTTGCTGAAGATGGATTCTTTATGGTTAAATCAAAAACTAATCCCAAGTTTCCTGTATTTATGACTAACCCTACTCGTATTCAAACGATAGAAGTCTATACTAATAATGATAAACCCATGACAAAATTACAATCTGAAAAAGGTGATGATGATTTTTTAATGGACTTACTTAGAAAACAAAATGCAGATACCTCGAAAGATAAAAAAGACTAGCAAAAGAGTTAAAAGAAAAGAAGCAGAGTTAGCTGTATTTAAATTGATTATAAATAATCAAGGACAATTTATTACAGAACATTCGCTATACCCAAAAGATAAAGTTCATTTACATTTTAAGAAACAAAATTCAGGAATTGTGAGTGCTATGTTGAGAGAAGCTAAAGTTAAATTTGAAGATATGCATATTCTTTTAGAAAAGATTGCACGATATTTAGCCTAGGATTCTGTTATTTCAGTACAAGTAAACGATACAACAATTTTTAAATTATTAACATTAGTTTCTTCAAGGGTATGTAATTCTTTTAATGACCGAATATAACCTGCAGCAGCACAATCAAAATGACTTTGATATAAATGTGGTTGAGGTTTAGGTTCAGCACATTCTTGTGCAATTATAGAACACATCAATAATACCAATTCAAATTTTCCCATTATTCTAATATTAAAGATTTAATAGATTTAGACCCATCAATATTTATTTCAAGTTCTGCTTTAGATTTAATACATTTATAATCTATATTATCTTTAACTTGTCTTGTAGCTTCACGCTTATGTTTAAGACATACAGACATAGACTCTTGTATTCTATGTTCCTTAATATCAGGTCCAATAAACATTAATAATGCAACAATAGATTCAATCATAATACCTTTCCTTTGTTTGGTCCGTTCTTTATTCTATATTTTTGTGTTCCAGTATCTCCAATATTAACTTCTTCTTTTAAAACTTTATTAAGAAAAATTTCATTCCACCCATTCTTATAGGCTTCATTCGCAGGTCTTGACCTTCCATCATATTTTCTATCTTTTTTAGTGTCCATTACCATTCTTCCTAACTTTGTCTTTAAGTTTCTCTACATCAGCTAGTGTCTTTTCTAACTGTTGTTTTAAAAATTCTATATTAACTTTGTTAGTCATATT